ATGCACTTTGACACCATCGAGACCAGCCTGTTTTCCTGCCGTCCCGCGCCGGCTGCCTACGATGGCGGCCTCGGGTGGAATGAGGAAAAATATCCTTTCTCTGGCGGCGTGGATCTCGATCTTATGAACCTCGATCACAATGGGCTCGATCTCAAGGGCCTCGGCGAGGTGCAGGGAGAGGATCTGCCGCTGATCCTGGGGGCGTTGACGCGGGAGCTGTGCGGGCAGGTTCAACTGCTGCAGAGCCTCGGCCGGCTGGTGACGGAAACGGCGGACGGAGCGGGCGTCGAGCGCAAGCTGGTTCAGGCCGATGCCAAGGCGCAGATCGAGGCGATCTCGCTGATCGTGCGGACACTGGAAAAGATCGACAGCCTGCAGCGGGCGCTGGCCGAGGCGCGCAGCGACCGGGACGCTGCCGAGGGCGAGGCGGATTACGCCGCGCTTGTGGCGCTCTTCGAGACGCGGGTGGAGGCGCGGGCGCGCGAGCTGGCGGCACGCGGCAAGGCGTGTCGGCCTGCCACAGTGGCGCGCGGCGCGGCGCCGCGCAAACGAACGGCCAAGACCGCCCCGGCGAAAGCGTCGCCCGACTGAGATGGTTCGCAGGCCACGGTCTGGACGTCGAGCCAGCCGGACCCAGCTCGGGCCCGATGCGGTTTCGGCGGCTTCGGTCGCGGTCGCCTGAGACGTCTAACGCAAGGACGGACAGCCATCCGAAACCCGATCTTCTATTTCGGCATCGTGCGAACGTCGTTCCCGCGTCTCCCCGTGACGGTGCAGGCCGAAATGGTTGAGCAAACTGAAAGTGTGACAGCGTGGCGTCTTCGAGCGGATCCATTTCTGAAGGCGCAGACTGTGCCAGCGACGGGATTTCCGGCTCTGTGAACGCGCTGTCGATGTCCGGGGCGCGCGCGCCGGGATTTGCCGCGCTGAAGCGCTTCGGCGAGGATTGGGCCTTGACCGGGCGGTTGGCGCAGATGCCGCCGGAGGGCGACTGGCGGATCTGGCTGCTGATGGGCGGACGCGGCTCCGGCAAGACGCGGGCGGGGTCGGAATGGGTGCATCAGCATGCCTGTGCGGCACGAGCGCCGCTGCGCATCGCGCTGGTGGCGGAGACGCTGGGCGATGCGCGCGAGGTGATGATCGACGGCGTCTCGGGCATCATCCGCATCGCCCGGCGGGCGCGGCCGCTTTTCGAGCCCTCGCGCCGCCGGCTGGTCTGGCCGAACGGCACGATCGCGCAGCTGTTTTCGTCCGAAGACCCTGAAAGCCTGCGCGGGCCGCAATTCGACCTTGCCTGGTGCGACGAGCTGGGAAAATGGCGCCATGCGCAGGAGACCTTCGACATGCTGCAATTCGCGCTGCGGCTCGGCGCAAATCCCCGCAGCCTGGTGACCACCACACCGCGGCCGACGCCGCTGATGAAGGCGCTGATGGCCGATCCCGACACCGTCATCGCCCGCATTCGCACGGCCGACAATCAGGCGCATCTCTCGCCGGGCTTCCTCAAGGCCATGGCGCAGCGCTATGGCGGCACGCGGCTTGGCCGGCAGGAGCTGGAGGGCGAGCTGATCGCCGATCGCGAGGATGCGCTCTGGTCGCGCAGCCAGCTGGAAGCCTTGCGCTGCCGGCAACCGGATGCGCTCACCCGCATTCTCGTCGCGGTCGATCCGCCGGCGGCTGCCGGCCGCCACAGCTGCTGCGGTATTGTCGTCGCCGGGCTGAACGCGGCGGGACAGGCCGTGGTGCTGGCCGATGCCTCGGTGGAAAGCCGCAGCCCGGCCGGCTGGGCGCGGGCGGCAGTGGAGGCCTATCACCGCTTTTCCGCCGACCGTCTGGTGGCCGAGGTCAACCAGGGCGGCGACATGGTGGCGGCGCTGCTGAAGGGCATAGACGCGGCGCTGCCGCTGACCAGCGTGCGCGCGACGCGCGGCAAATGGCGACGGGCGGAGCCGGTCGCCGCGCTCTACGAGCAGGGCCGCGTGCTGCATGCCGGCGCCTTCGCAGCGCTCGAGGACCAGATGTGCGACTTCGGCCCCGACGGCCTTTCGTCCGGCCGCTCGCCCGACCGGCTCGACGCGCTGGTCTGGGCGCTGACGGCGCTTTTGATCGACGGGCAAGGACTGCCGCGCGTGCGCAGCCTCTAGAGTATCGGACTGGAACGTGGGGCCCGGCTTTCGCCTTGCAGCGCTGACACTATGGAGATCACGCCGCGCGCCGGAAGAACGAAAAAGGCGACCGGTTGCCCGATCGCCCTCTCGTCATGAAATATACCCAAGTATAAAGGCTTTCGTCTTGAAACTGGGGACGCGGATGCGCCAAGCGGCCCGGCGCGTCCTATCGACGCTTTGCGAAGACCTATTTGGCGGCAGGCTGCGACGGCTTGACCGGCTTGGATCCGGTGGTGCGAATGGCGCGCCATTCGTTTTCGAAGCGTTCGAACAGGCTCTGCGAAATGGTCTTGATCGTCATGGTCAGTCTTCCGGCATGTCTGTTGGGGGTTCGGCCGGGCTAACGGTCTGGCGGAACATTGGTTCCATCCTTATCCGGCGAACCTTCCCTCAGCGCCCGTCTCAGCCCTTGCTGGAGGCGCGGAAGGCCAAATTGATTCCTGGGCGGGCGGCCTGCGCGCCGCGCATCTGCTGCCATTCGTTCTCGATGCGGTTCATCATCTTCTGAGAGATGGTTTCGGTCTGTGCGGGACGCACCTTGGTCTCGATCATGCTCATCGGCCGCTCCTGCTCAATGGTTGTTATGGCATGAACGATTGCATTGCAGCATTTCGAAGTAAATAGGCATTTCAACGATTTAATCGGTTTAAAAAATCTAAATCGGTTGAGTCAAACAGGTCATTTTATGCATGAGCAAAATGGAGCACGACCTTTGTGCAAAGCGTCCTTTTTTGAGACAGCCCGTGCCGCGCTTTTCGCCGGTAAGATGACGGCAGACCAGGAAGCGGGCATCGAGACGATTCTGGCGCGCTGGCGCAGCCTGGGTCCGCATGTAGATCGCCGGTTCGTGGCTTACGGTCTTGCGACGGCGCATCACGAGACCGGCCGGCTGATGCAGCCGGTGCGCGAGACCTTTGCCGCAAGCGACGCGCAGGCCATTGCCCGGCTGGAGCGCGCCTATCGCCGCGGCCGCCTGCCGCAGGTGACGGAGCCCTACTGGCGCACGGATGCCGAGGGCCGAAGCTGGTTCGGGCGCGGTTACGTCCAGCTGACGCACCGCGCCAATTATGCCGTTCTGTCGAAAGCCACCGGCCTCGATCTCCTGGGCAATCCCGATCTGGCGCTGCAGAGCGAACCGGCCGCGACCATCCTCGTCACCGGGCTGGTCGAGGGGCTCTTCACCGGCCGTCGCCTCGGCGACTATCTGCGGGCCGGCGCCGTGGATTGGCGTGGCGCGCGCCGCACGGTGAACGGCACAGACCGGGCCGAGCTGATCGCAGGCTATGCCCGCGCCTATGAGGCGGCGCTGCTGGCCGGCGGTTTCTGACCGCGCGGGGCTCTCTGCCCGTCAACCGCCCGCAAGCGAATCATCCCGCTAGAGACAACCTGCATGAGACAACCCGCAAGAGACCAAGGAGAGCGCCATGCGCCCATTCTTCAAACTGCGCGCGCGCCGCTTGCCTGACGAGGCGGGGCAGGCGCCCGCTCCGCGCGCGCCGCGGCCGGACGAGGCCAAGAGCGCGGCGATCCTGGCGGCACTTTCCGCCGGGGCCCCGGCGCAATGGACCGGCCGTTCCTATGGCGCGCTGGCGCGGGAAGGGTTCCTGCGCAATCCGGTCGCCTATCGCTGCGTGCGCCTGGTGGCGGAGGCGGCGGGCGCGGTGCCGCTCCTACTTTATACCCGTCAGCAGGAACTGACGGAACACCCCGTTCTAACCCTGCTGGCGCGGCCGAACGAGCGGCAGTCGGGCATCGACTTTCTCGAAACCCTCTATGGCCATCTGCTTCTGTCAGGCAATGCCTATGTCGAGGGCGTGGCGATCGACGGGCGGCTGCGGGCGCTGCACTTGCTGCGGCCGGACCGCATCCGCATTGTCGAGGGCGCGGATGGCTGGCCGGACGCCTATGAATACCGGCTGGGCGGACGCGTGCGGCGCCATGGCGCGGCCGATGGCCTGCTCCTGCATCTGCGGCTGTTCCACCCGCTGGACGATCATCTGGGCTATCCGCCGCTCGCCGCCGCGCAGACCGCGCTCGATCTGTCCAACGCGGCGGCGCGCTGGAACAAGGCGCTGCTCGACAATTCGGCCCGCCCTTCCGGCGCTTTGGTCTATCAGCCCAAGGAGGGCGGCAACCTGCCGCCGGAGCAGTTCGACCGGCTGAAGAGCGAGCTGGACGACGGCTATACCGGCCCCGCGCGCGCAGGCCGGCCCTTGCTGCTCGAAGGCGGGCTGGACTGGAAGCCCATGGGGCTCTCGCCCCGGGAGATGGATTTTGTCGAGGCGAGGAACGGGGCGGCGCGCGACATCGCGCTCGCCTTCGGCGTGCCGCCCATGATGCTCGGCCTGCCGGGCGACAACACCTATGCCAATTACCAGGAGGCGAACCGCGCCTTTTTCCGCCTGACCGTGCTGCCGATGATCGGCCGGACGCTGGCGGCGCTGTCTGTCTGGTTCGGCGAGCGTTTCGGGGAGGATCTGTCGCTGCGGCCGGATCTCGATGCCGTGGCCGGCCTTTCGGCCGAGCGCGGCGAATTGTGGAAGCGGCTGAGTGAGGCCGACTTCCTCACCGAAGCCGAAAAGCGCCAGGCCGTCGGCTATTGACGCATGCCGCCGCGGACGGCTCACCGGTTTCGCGGTGAGACCTTCGAGAAAACAGAGACTTATAGCGCGAGAAAGCGGATCTGAACGATCCGGTGCGCCTTAACGGACAAAACGGCCGGCTCCCCCGCGCTGGCCAGGGAAAGGACGGCGACATGGCCGACTGGAATGGCGTTTCGGATGTCTGGCTGGCGCGTCTCCTGGGCGCGCTCGCCGGCGCCTCGGTCTCGCTGGTCTATATGCTGCCGAAAAGCGCGCAGGAGGCGGCCATCCGCTTCCTCACCGGGCTTGCCTGCGGCCTCGTCTTCGGCGGGCCGGCCGGTCTGTGGCTCAGCCGGAAGCTGGAGATCGCCCCGGCGCTGTCGGCCAGCGAAATGCTGCTGACGGGCTCGGCCGCCGCCAGCCTCGGCGCCTGGTGGGGGCTCGGCGCCATCGCCCGGCTGGCCGACCGGCTGGGCCGGGGCACGCCGAACGGGCGCTGACGCTCGCCGTTCATCGGCGAGACGAACAGAGGCCGGGGATTGCGCGAACCCGTCCTGGCCTCGCAACCATCCGATTATCGCGGAGACAAGCAAGATGACAGACCGACCACGGGCCTGGCAGACGAAGACGGCTGCGCGGCTGACGCTTTCGGGCGTCAGCGGCCAGGGCCGCTTCTCCGGCTATGCCAGCCTGTTCAACGAGGTGGACCTCGGCCAGGACATGATCGAGCCCGGCGCCTTTTCCCGCTCGCTGGCGCGGCGCGGAGCCGAGGGCGTGCGCATGCTCTTCCAGCACGACCCGGCCGAGCCGATCGGCAGCTGGGTGACGCTGCGCGAGGACCAGCGCGGCCTCTTCGTCGAGGGGCAGCTCGCCACCGGCGTGGCCCGGGCGCGCGAGGTGCATGCGCTGCTGACCAATGGCGCGCTGGACGGGCTTTCGATCGGCTTCCAGACGCTGCGCGCCCGCACCGACGCCAAGACCGGCGTGCGCCGCATCCTGGAGGCCGATCTCTGGGAAATCTCGATCGTCACCTTCCCCATGCTGCCTTCGGCGCGCGTGTCGAATGTGAAGGATGCGCGGTGGTTCCGCGACAAGGAAACGGAGCTCGTGCGCGGTCTGCGCCGGGTGGCCCGCATGATGAAAACCAGACCATAAGGATCGCTTTTCATGACTGTTGAGACCCAACATCCCGAGACGAAGGCCGCCGACCACATGACCGCGCCGGAAATCAAGACCACGCCGGACACCGTGGCCGCCGCCTTCGAGGATTTCATGTCCGCCTTCGAGGCCTTCAAGGAAACCAATGACCGGCGTCTGGACGAGCTGGAAACCAAGCTGTCGTCCGACGTGCTGACGCGCGAGAAGATGGAGCGCATCAACCGCAGCATGGACGAGCAGAAGCGCGCGCTCGACCAGCTCATCCTGCGCAAGGCCCGCCCGGCGATCGGCGGCGGCGATGCCTCGGCCGGAGAGATGCGCGAACACAAGGCCGCCTTCGAGGCCTATCTGCGCAAGGGCGACGAGCAGGGCCTGCGCGAGATGGAAAGCAAGGCGATGAGCGTCGGCTCGGCCGCCGATGGCGGCTATCTGGTGCCCCGGGAAACCGACAGCGAGATCGGCCGGCGCCTGGCGGTGGTCTCGCCGATCCGCGGGCTGGCCACCGTGCGGCAGGTGACCGGCGCCGTGCTGAAGAAGCCCTTCGCGCTGGCCGGCATGGCTACCGGCTGGGTGGCGGAAACGGCGGCGCGTCCGCAGACGGCGTCCCCGCAGCTGGCCGAGCTCTCCTTCCCCACCATGGAGCTTTACGCCATGCCGGCGGCGACCGCCGCCCTGCTCGATGACGCGGCCGTCGATGTGGAAAGCTGGATCGCGGCGGAGGTCGATCTTGCCTTCGGCCTGCAGGAAGGCCAGGCCTTCGTCACCGGCGACGGCGTCAACAAGCCCAAGGGTTTCCTGAGCTATGACACCGTGGCCGACAGCGCCTGGAGCTGGGGCAATCTCGGCTATGTGGCCACGGGCGCGGCCGGCGCCTTTTCGCCCGCAGGCGCCTCGGACACGCTGGTGGACACGATCTATGCGCTGAAGGCCAGCTATCGCCGCAATGCCGGTTTCGTCATGAGCCGCAAGACGCAGGCCGAAATCCGCAAGCTCAAGGATTCCACCGGCCATTATCTCTGGCAGCCGCCGGCCTCTGCTGAAGCGCGGGCGAGCCTGATGGGCTTCCCGCTGACGGAAGCCGAGGAAATGCCGGATATTGCCGCCGGCAGCCTGGCCATCGCCTTCGGCGATTTTGCGGCCGGCTATCTCGTGGTGGACCGCACCGGCGTGCGCGTGCTGCGGGACCCCTATTCCGCCAAGCCCTATGTGCTGTTCTACACCACCAAGCGCGTGGGCGGCGGGGTGCAGAATTTCGAGGCGATCAAGCTGATCAAATTCGCCGCCTCTTGATTTTGCACCGGGCAGCCCTTTCTCCCTTTGCTGGATCACGCGGCCGTGATGTCGCCATGCCGGCGCTTGCCATCGCCCAGATGCGACCGGTCGGCAGCGAGAAGGGCCGTCCGAGGCTTAAGCGCCGCTCCTGCCTCCAGAGACTCGGACTGGTTCCGGTTTCCAGTCCTGCTCTCTCGCGGCTGCGGCCCGTCCGTCGCCCCGCGCCTGCAACGTCGGCGCGGGATGGCGATGGATGAAGGCCGCGCGGGCGGATGCGGGGAGCCCCTCCCACCCGCATCCGCCCGACCTCTCTCGATGATTTTTTGATCTCTTCACCGCACCGCCGGCTGAGCGCCGCGATGCCGGAACCTGCGGAATTTTTCCATGACCCTTGCAGAACTGACACCGCCCGGCAGCGAACCTTTGACGCTGGCCGAGGCGAAGGCGCATCTGCGCCTGGAGACGGCGGATGAGGATGCGCTCGTCACCGCGCTGATCCGCACGGTGCGCCAGCACCTGGAGCGCGAGACCGGACTGGCGCTGATCACCCGCAGCCTGCGGCTCTATCTCGATGATTGGCCCGACACACGCATCATCTCCCTTCCGGTCGGCCCCGTGACCGCCGTAGACGGCGTGACGCTCTACGATGCCGAGGGGCATCCCAGCGAGATCGGCGCGGCCGGTTTCGTGCTCGATGGCCGGGCCTATCCGCCGCGGCTGCTCGCGCCGGTCCTGCCTTCGCCCGACCAGCCGCTGAACGGCATCGAGATCGACCTTACCGCCGGCTTCGGCCCCACGGGCGCCACGGTGCCGGATGGGCTGAAGCGGGCGATGCTGCAGCACCTGGCATTGCTCTTCGCCTTTCGCGGGGTGGTGGCGCCGCAGGACCAGCCGGCCGGCGTGCCGCTCGGCTACGACCGTCTGCTCGCGCCCTACCGCATGTGGAGGCTATGATCGCCATGCTCTCCAATCTCGATCCCGGCGCGCTCTCCGCGCGGCTTGCCTGGGAGCATCCGGTGGAAGCGCCGGATGGACAGGGCGGCGTCTCCATCGCTTATCAAACTGCCGGCGCGCTCTGGGCCCGCATCGAGCCCGTGCAGGCGCGGTGGGAGGAGGCGGGCAACGAGGCCGGCGCCGAGCGAACGCACCGCATCTGGCTGCGCCATCGCGACGATCTCAAGGCCGGCGACCGGCTGCGTCTGGGCGCGCGGCTGTTTACCCTCCTCAGCCTCCATGATCCGGACGAGACGCGCCGCATGCTGGTGGCCGAGGCGCGCGAGCTTGTGTCATGAGCGCGGCCGGTCCTCTGCAGGCGGCGCTGGTCGCCTATCTCTCCGCCGATGCGCCTCTGACCGCGCTGATCGGCGCACATGGCATTTGCGACCGGCTGGTGCCGGCCACGACGCCACGGCCCTATCTGCGCATTCTCGACATCGACAGCCGCGACATTTCGGGCGATCTCATGCCCCTCTGGGAACATGGGCTGCGCCTGCTCGTGGTGGGGCCGGAGGGCGGACACCGCGTGGTCGAGACCGTCGCCGCCCGGTTGCGGCTGCTTCTGGACAATGCCGCGCTGACGCTTAACGGCCACCACCTGGCGAGCCTTGCCTGCCAGTCCTGCCGCATTCGCCGTGACGAAACGCTGAAGGGCCATGTGGCCGAACTCACCTTGCGCGCCGTCACCGAGCCGGCGTGAGCCTTCCCCTTAGTTCAAAACAACCAGGAGCCAGAGATCATGGCCGTGCAGAAGGGCAGGGATCTCCTGCTGAAGATCGACAAGTCAGGCGCCTTCGTCACCATTGGCGGCCTGCGCGCAAAGCGGCTCGCCTTCAATGCGGAGCTGGTGGACGTGACCGATTCGGAATCCTCCGGCCGCTGGCGCGAGCTTCTGGGCGGGGCCGGCGTGCAGCGCGCCGCCGTTTCCGGCCAGGGCCTGTTCAAGGACCAGGAAGCGGATGCGCTGGTGCGCACGGCGTTCTTCGCCGGCAGCCTTCTGTCCTGGCAGCTGATCCTGCCGGATTTCGGCACGATCACCGGCCTGTTCCAGATTGCCGGGCTCACCTATTCCGGCGCCTATAATGGCGAGGTGCAGTTCGACATTGCGCTGGAATCGGCGGGCGCACTGACTTTCGTGGCGTTGTGATGGGCGCGCCGTCCCGTGACCCGCGTCGCGCCAACCGGCAGCGCGGCGAGATCGAGGCCGTTCTCGGCGGCGAGCGCCGGGTGCTGTGCCTGACGCTCGGCAGTCTGGCGGAGCTGGAAACCGCCTTCGGCGTGGCCGGGCTGGCGGCGCTTGCCGCCCGCTTCGGGCAGGGGCAGCTCGCCGCCCGCGACCTGATCCACCTTCTCGGGGCCGGCCTGCGCGGCGCGGGTGCGGACATCTCGGACGAGGAGGTGGCCGCGATGACGATGGATGGCGGCTTGGCCCCGGCGGCCGACGCCGTCTCCGCTCTGCTCGCCGCTGCCTTCGGCCTGCCTGCATCGCCGGAGACATCGCCGGACCCTGTGCCGGACCCTCCGCAGGACCCTTGAGCGCCGCAGCCGGCAGCGCGCCCGAACCCTTTTCCTGGGCCGGGCTCATGCATGCGGGCCTGTGCCGGCTGCGGCTTCATCCCGACCTCTTCTGGCGCCTGACCCCGGTGGAACTCGCTGCCGCGACAGGCGCCTTCGCGCCGGAAGAGGCGGTCCCCGCGCGCAACGATCTGGCGGCGCTGATGGCCGCCTATCCCGATGCGCCTTCCTCGGCGGGTCTTGACGGTGACGCCGCCTCGTCGCCCTTTTTCGCAGGAGAACCGCAATGAGCGATGTGACAACGAGCCCTGCAACAGGCGGCGCCACGGCGGCGGGTGTCGAGGGCTTGGGCGACCTGACCCAGGCGGGGCGGTCGCTTGCCGAGGTGCTCGACGGTCTTGAGGCGCGCGCGCAGCTTCGGAACGGCGCTGACGGGCGCGCTGACCGCAGGCCTGCGCGACGGCCGCTCGCTGGAAGACGTTCTGCGCCAGACCGCTCTGCGCCTGTCTGATATCGCCCTGCAGGCCGGGCTGCAGCCGCTGCAGAACCTGGTCGGTGCGACCGCCAGCAGCCTGATCGAGGGTCTCGGCAAGGCGGCCGGGGCGACGCCGGGCTTGACGCCCGGAAGCTCGCCGAACTTGGCCATCGCGGCGGGCGAGAGGGGCGCGGCGGCTGCCCCCGCGTCCTCGCCGCTCGCCGCAGCGGCGGCGAGCGCCTTTACGGCCGACGGTCAGTTCGCCACGCCGGCCCTGCTCCGGCAGGCCGCAAGCGCGCGCGATCCGGGCCTGTCCGAGCCCGTTTCCGCCGGCATGCCGGCCAGCGCGGCGGCGCCTGCCGCGCCCTCGGTCGTGTTCAACATCCGCACCGAGGATGCCGCGAGCTTCCGCCGGTCCGAGGGCCAGATCGCGGCGATGCTGAGCCGGACGGTGCTGCGCGGCCGGCGCGGTCTTTAACTCTGCCTCGCTCCTCGCGCATTTGACCCTTTTCAGGAGGCATGGCCGATGGGTTTTCATGAAATCCGCTTTCCCCTGCGCGTGGCGCTTGGCACCAGCGGCGGGCCGGAGCGGCGCACCGATATCGTCAGCCTGTCCAACGGGCGGGAGACGCGCAATCAGCGCTGGGCCCGCGCCCGGCGCCGCTATGATGCCGGATCGGGCATTCGCTCGATCGAGGATCTCTACGCCGTTCTCACCTTTTTCGAGGCGCGGGCGGGCAGGCTGCATGGGTTTCGCTTTCGCGATCCCGTGGATTTCCGCTCCTGCCCGCCTGGCAGAACACCGCAGGCGGGCGACCAGACGCTCGGCACGGGCGATGGCGCGCGCCTGCGCTTTTCCCTGCGCAAGACCTATGGTGATGCCGGCGGCGCCACTCAACGTGAAATCACCAAACCGGTGGCGGGCTCCGTGCTCGTTGCCGTCGACGGCCGCCCCGTTCCCGCAGCCGAGGTGAGCTGCGATCCGGCGACCGGTATGCTCGAATTCGCCGCTGGCAAGGCGCCGGCCGCCGGGGCGATCATCACCGCTGGCTTCGAATTCGACGTTCCCGTTCGCTTCGACACGGATCGGATCGATGTGGATCTGGCCCAGTTCCAGGCCGGCCGCATTCCCACCATCCCGCTGATCGAGATCCGCCCATGAGAGAGATTTCCGCACCGCTGGCCGCGCATCTGGCCGGCGACGCCACCACGCTTTGCCATGCCTGGCGCGTGACGCGGCGCGATGGCGTGCGCATCGGCTTTACCGATCATGACGAGGACCTGGCGTTCGGCGGTCTCCTCTATCGCGCCGCGAGCGGCTTCGCCTCGGCCGAAGCTCTGTTTGCCGCTGGCCTTTCCGTGGAGGCCGGTGAGGTGACGGGCGGCTTTTCCAGCGAGGCGATCGCCGAGGCCGATGTTGCCGCCGGGCGCTATGATGGCGCGCGGGTCGAACTCTTGCGGGTCAACTGGGCCGACACCGCTCAGCTGCTGCTCCTCTCCGTCCATGAGATCGGCGAGGTGACCCGCGCGGGCGAAAGCTTCCGCGCCGAGCTGCGCCGCATCACCCACCGGCTGGAGCAGGTGCAGGGCCGGCTTTACGGGCGATGCTGCGATGCCGATTTCGGCGATGCGCGCTGCGGGATAGATGCGACGTCGCCGCCCTTGCTGGCGCAGCGGCGCGTGGTTGCCGTCGCCGGCGCTCTGGACATCCTTGTCGCCGCGCCGGCGCCGCCATCCTCCCTCTACTGGCGGCTGGGCCGCCTTGCCGTCCTCGATGGCGCGGCGGCTGGCTGGCAGGCGCAGATCGCCGATCAGCGGGCGGAGCCGGACGGATCCACGCGGCTGACCCTCTGGCTGGCGCCGCCGGTTGCCATCAGCGTCGGCGACCGTGTGGCGCTGACGGCCGGCTGCGACAAGCGCTTTTCCACCTGCCGCGACCGCTTTGGCAACGGGGTGAACTTCCAGGGCTTTCCCCATATGCCAGGCCTCGACTTCGCCTATGGCTATGCCGATGGCGACACCGAGCATGACGGGCGGCCGCTCTATCAGGACGACGCGCCATGACCGGCGCGGAAGAGGACATCGGTGCCCGCGTTCTTGCCGCCGCGCAAGAGTGGATCGGCACGCCCTATCGCCATCAGGCCAGCATGAAGGGCGTGGGCTGCGATTGCCTTGGTCTGGTGCGCGGCATCTGGCGGGACCTCTATGGCGCGGAGCCGGAAGCCCTGCCGGCCTATGGCCGCGACTGGGCCGAGCGCAGCGGCGAGGATCGCCTGACCGAGGCGGCCAGGCGCCATTTCCAGCCGCGCGAAGCGGGGCACACCTGTGCGCCCGGCGATCTTCTGCTGTTTCGCTGGCGGCCGGATCTGCCGGCCCGGCATTGCGGTATCCATGCCGGCGGGCAGCGTTTCATCCATGCCTATGAAAAGGCGGCGGTCATCGTCTCGCCGCTCGCGCCCGGCTGGGCGCGGCGCATCGCTGGCTGCTTTCGTTTTCCCGATCTGTGAGGCTTCATGGCGACCCTTCTTCTTCAGGCGGCCGGCGCGGCGCTCGGCAGCGTCTTCGGTCCTGTCGGCTCGATCATCGGCCGGGCGGCTGGCGCCATGGCCGGCTCCGCCATCGACCGGGCGCTGTTCGGCCAGACGCAATCGATGGGCCCGCGGCTCGGCGATGCGCGGCTGGTGGGGGCGGAAGAGGGCACGGCCATGCCGCGCGCCTATGGCACGGTCAAGCTGGGCGGAACGCTGATCTGGGCCACGCGCTTCGAGGAGGAAACGCGGGTGGAACGCCAGGGCGGCAAGGGCAGCGGCCCTCGGCTCGAGACCTATCGCTACCACGCCAATTTCGCCCTTGGCCTTTGCGAGGGGCCGATCGCCGCCGTGCGCCGCGTCTGGGCCGATGGCCGCGAGTTGGACCTGACGACGATCGAGATGCGGGTCTATCTCGGCACGCGCAGCCAGCTTCCCGATCCCTTGATCGAGGCCAAGCAGGGGGAGGGCATGGCGCCGGCCTACCGCGGTCTTGCCTATCTTGTGTTCGAGCATTTTCCGCTGGAAGCCTATGGCAACCGCCTTCCCGCGATCCAGGCCGAGGTGTTGCGCAGCGTCGGTACGCTGGAAAGCCAGATCCGGGCCGTGACGCTCATTCCCGGCGCCACCGAGCATGGCTACGATCCGAACTCGGTCAGCGAGAGCCTCGGCGAGGGCGAAAGCCGTTTCGTCAACCGCCATGTGTTCCAGGCATCGAGCGACTGGACCGCGTCGCTGGACGAGTTGCAGGCACTCTGCCCGAAGCTGGAGCGCGTGGCGCTCGTCGTCTCCTGGTTCGGCACCGATCTCAGGGCCGGCGTCTGCCGCATCCTTCCCGGCGTGGAGACTCCGAAGCGGGAGGGCGAATCCTCGGCCTGGCGCGTGGCGGGCCTCACGCGCTCACAGGCGCATCCCATCACCGGGGCCGGCGGCAGTCCGGCCTATGGCGGCACGCCATCGGATGCCTCGGTGATCGCTGCCATCGCCGATCTCAAGGCGCGCGGGCTGAAAGTCGTCCTCTACCCCTTTCTGATGATGGACATCCCCGCGAACAACAACCTGCCGGACCCCTATGGCGCGGGCGCGCAGGCGGCTTTTCCATGGCGCGGGCGCATCACCAGCGCCATTGCGCCCGGCCGGCCGGGCACGACGGACGGCACGGCGGCCCTGCGCGGCGAAATTGTTCGTTTCATGGGGGCGGCGGACGCGAGCGACTTCACCATCGTCGATGGAGAGATCCGCTGCAGCGCGCAGGATGAGGGCTATCGCCGGATGGTGCTGCATGCGGCCATGCTGGTCAAACGCGCCGGTGGCGTCGAGGCCATGCTGATCGGTTCCGAGCTGGTTGGGCTGACGGTGCTGCGCGACAGTGCCGGCGCCTTTCCCTTCGTCGAGGCGCTGATCGATCTGGCGAGCGATGTGCGCGCCGTGCTCGGGGCAGGCGTTAAGCTCACCTATGGCGCCGACTGGACGGAATATTTCGGCTATCATCCCCAGGATGGATCCGGCGACGTCCTCTACCATCTCGATCCTCTCTGGGCATCGCCCATGATCGACGCGGTCGGCATCGACAATTACATGCCGCTCGCCGACTGGCGCGACGAGGATGTGGCGCAAGGCAATCCCGACGGCTTCCGGCTGGCCGCCGACCGCGCGGCGATGACGGCGATGATTGCCGGCGGCGAAGGCTTCGACTGGTATTATCCCGATGCGGCGGCGCGGCGCGAGCGCCGGCGCGTGCCGATCACGGATGGTGGCGCGGCTAAGCCCTGGACTTTCCGCGTCAAGGATATCGAGGCCTGGTGGGCGAGCGCGCATTATGACCGCGTGAACGGGCAAGAGGTCGCCGCGCCTACCGCCTGGGTGGCGCGCATGAAGCCGATCTGGTTCACGGAACTCGGCTGCCCGGCGATCGACAAGGGGGCGAACCAGCCCAATGTTTTCCTCGATCCGAAATCGGCCGAAAGCGCTGCTCCCTATTTTTCCACCGGCCGGCGTGATGACCTGACGCAGCGCCGCTTTCTGGAGGCGCATCTGGCCTATTGGGCAGGCCGCCCTGGCCCCCGCGCCGTCGATCCCGCCCACATCTTTCTCTGGACCTGGGATGCGCGCGCCTTCCCGGCCTTTCCGCAGCAGACGGCGCTGTTTGCCGATGGCGACAACTGGCGCACCGGCCATTGGCTGAACGGCCGTCTGGGCGCGGGAACGCTGCCCGATATCCTCGCAGTGCTCCTGGCCGATCATGGTTTCGATGCCGCCGATACAGAGGCGGTCTCGGGCGATCTCATCGGCTATGTCAAAGCCGAGCAGGGCTCCGCGCGGACGCTGATCGAGCCGCTGATGGCGGCGTTCTGCCTGGATGCGGTCGAGCGGGGCGAGCGTCTTGCCTTCCGCAGCCGGCTGCTCTGCGCCGGGCCGCCCGTGACGCTCGACGTGCTGGCCGAGCAGCCGGACGAGCCGGCCTTCATCGAGACCCGCGCCCATGACAGCGAACTCTCCGGCGCGGCGGTGCTGGACTATCTCGATCCCGATACGGGTTACGGCCGGGGCACGGCTCGGGCGCTGGCGCCGCTGGCGGCCAATTCGCGCGTGCTGGCGCTGTCCGTTGCCGGGGTCCTGCATGCCGAAGCGGCCGCGGCCGCCGTCGAGATGGCGCTGAGGGATCATCAGGCCTCCGGCCGGCGGCTGAGCTTTGCGCTCGGCCCGAATGTTCTGGCCATGGAGCCGGGCGATTGCATTACCCTTGCGCCGGGGCCCGAAGGCGTCTTTCGCATCGAACGCATCGAGGACGGCGCGGTGCGCCGCGTCGATACCAGGGCCTTTGTCCCTGCCAAGCCCGGTGCGCCGGAGCGGCCGCAGCGGCGCGCGGCCTCCGGCCGTGATGCGGCCCGGGGCTATGCGCCGCTGGTCGTGCCCATGGACCTGCCGCCCTTCGAGCCCGGTGCGCCGCAGGATTTCGCCCGCATCGCCGTTTTCGCCCGGCCCTGGCGGCGCGCGGTGCTTTCCGTCTCGCCGGTGCGCGAGGATTTCGCCGTCCGCCAGAACCTCAACCGGCCCGCCACGCTCGGCAGCCTCGCCGAACCGCTGCCCTCCGGCGTTGCGGGCCGGTTGATGCCGACGACCATGACCATCGACCTGCGCGCCGGCGCCTGCGAATCGGTCGTCATGCTCGCGCTCCTGAACGGTGCGAATCGGCTTGCCGTCCAGGCGCGCAATGGCGCCTGGGAGGTCCTGTCCTTTCTGACGGCGGAAGAAGTCGCGGCCGGCCGCTGGCAGCTTTCCGGCCTTCTGCGTGGATTGGGCGGCAGCACCGATGCCATGGCGGCGGGCGCTTCCGCCGGCGCCCGCGTCATTCGCCTGGACGCCGCAGTGCCGCCCTGCGGCCTGACGGCCGACGAGGTCGGCCGGCCGCTCTGGTGGGTGGCCGATGGTCTGGGCGCCGCCTCCGCCGCCCCCGCGCCCTTCTCCTTCACCGGCGGGCTGCGTGCCTCGACGCCGCTGGCGCCGGTGCATTTGCGCGCCGAGCGCCAAGCCGATGGCGACGTGCTGATCAGCTGGATTCGCTGCGGCCGGCTGGACGGGGATGCCTGGGCGGATGGCGATATTCCTTTCGATGAGCCCCAGGAGCGCTACCGGGTGGAGCTGCTGTCGGACGAGGGCGCACTGCGCCGCACGGTGACGGTGACGACCCCGGCCTTCCTCTACAGCCAGGCCGATGAACTGGCCGACTGGAGCGGCCGGCAGGACCGGCTCCGGCTGCGCATCCGGCAGGTCGGGCGTGTCGTCTCCGCCGGCTTGCCGGCCGAGGCCGTGCTTTTTCCCTGAGATCCACAAATGCGTGTTTCACAAAGGAGTGACATGATGACAGAGGAAAAGAACTGGTATGCCTCCCGCACCGTCTGGGGCGGGATCGTCGCCATCCTGGCGTCGGTCGCGCATCTTGCCGGCTACACGCTGGAGGCGGATGATCAGCTTGGCCTGGTGGATGGCCTGAGCACCTTGGCGGGCGCGGCCGGTGGAATTCTGGCGCTCTACGGGCGGGTGCGGGCGCGCCATCGGCTTGTCTAGCGCTCTCATCTCCGCATGGGGCGGGCTTGTCGCAAAACGCCCGAGTCCCAGATCCGGCCTCGCGCGGGAAAGCTGCGCGGGGTCGGAAACAGCATCGCGGCGAGAGGATCATTCCACATTCATTTGCCATTCAGACAGGTTTCGCTATCAAATCCTCATAAACCGGCCCTTCGTGGAAAGTGCGTTCATGTCGTCTCCCCTGCTCATCGCGACGCTTGCCGCGGGCCTTACCGGTGCCCCGCCGCACAATGTCGACGTGCCGCCGCCGATCCTCAAGGTCTCGGCCTCCGATTGCAGTGCGGCTGCCGCCCAGGTGATTTCGGAAACCGGCGGTGAGCTTCTGTCCGCACAGCCGACCGGCGACGGCAAGTGCATCATCACCGTTCTCATTCCCGGCAATGGCGGCCGGCCGAAGAAGATGACCGTGCGCGTGCCGATGTGA